TCGAATTGATGAATTAGACAAGCAAATTCTTGAATATGAATTGCAGCTTGCAGACTCGCAAGGTTATATTGACGATATATTAGATTCGAACAAGAGCTTGCTTGAAGCAACTAATCAATTGATCGCCGAAAAGAATCTAGCCTTAGAAAATCGCCAATTAACACAAGATCAGGCAGATAAAATAGTTTCTGCTTATCATCAATTACCTTGGATTGTGAAGAAGTTTTATGGAGTGAATTAATATGAGCCAAGCCGTACTTGAAAATTTACCTATTGAGCGGGCTGTGCTAGCGGGCATCTGTCAGTATGGCTTGGAAGTTTACGTAGAATTAGATTTTTTACAACCAGAGTATTTTAGTCATGAATTAAATCAAGTAATATTTACATGCCTTCAAGATATTATTAATTGTAATCAGAATATCGAATTCTCCAGTCTTTTCGCTACTGCAAACAAATTGGGTGTATACGAATTAATTAACAAGACGACCGAATTAAGTTTTATTCGGTCGTTATTTAATTTTCCAATCAACAAGGAAAATATTCCTAAATTTGCAGCGAAGTTAACTAAGTTAAAATTAGCGAGAGATATTAAAAAAGCTCTATCTGTATGCGATAAATCACTTGCTAAAATTACAGGTGATGAAAACATCGAAGATATTATAGGTATGATTGAAAATCCTATTATGGAAATCACATCATTAGCCTACAAAGAACAGAATAATAAGACAGTTTTAATCGGTGAAAATATTAATGAATATGTCGATTACCTTATCAATAACCCTACTGATTATCTGGGCATTCCTACCGGATTCCCAAAATTCGACGAAGCTATAGGAGGTGGACTGAGAAGAAAGTCAGTCACTCTAATAGGAGCTAGAACGGGCGTAGGTAAAAGTGTTATCTCTACGAATGTTGCTGATTATGTATCTGGCAAATATAACATACCATGTCTTTATTTAGATACAGAAATGGATCTTGGAGACCAAAGAAATCGTATGTTGGCTAAAATTAGTGGTATTAAAATTAATGATATCGCCAAAGGAAGTTTTGCAAGCAAATATATGGAAAAAAATAGAGTTATTAAAGCAGCAGAATATCTTGAAAAGATACCATATCACTACATATCAATTGCAGGACAACCATTTGACAATATCCTTAACATTATTAAAAGGTGGATACACCAATATGTTGGATTTGATGAAAACGGCAGAACAAAAGATTGTCTAGTTATTTATGACTATTTTAAATTGATGAGTTCTGCTGGACTTGGAGCCGCTATGCAGGAATACCAAGCTCTCGGCTTTCAGATTACTAAGATGAATGACTTTTGTATTAAATATGATATTCCATGTTTATCATTTGTCCAATTAAATAGAGAAGAAGAAATTGCACAATCTGATAGATTGCAATGGCTTGCTTCTACAGTTGCTAAATTTCAAGTAAAAAGCGATGAAGAAATGGCAGATGATGGCTATGAAAACGGCAATAGAAAAATTGTCATCGTTAAAGCTCGTCATGGTTCAGGACTTGAGTATGGTAATTATATCAATATCAAGATGAACGGGGCAATTGCAAAATTGTCTGAGGGACATACAAGAGATGAAATCAAGAATGGAGTGGCAACAAATGCCTTTGAAGACACAGACTTCGAAATACGAGAAGGTGAGCCGGGAGAAGATTTATTCAATCTGTAGTGAACTATCAGACAAAGTTCCTTCTTTAATGCAAGCTCTAAAAATTGACTTCGTAGAGTTCCCAAATCGGGTAACTTTTCCATGTCCAATTCACGGTGGAGATAACGATGAAGGTGCTTGCATATTTACAGATGGATCTAAAACCAAAGGAAACTGGAGATGCTGGACTCATTGTTGCGAAAAAGATTACGGTCAAAACATGATAGGATTTATCAGAGGCGTTTTGTCTAAAAAGGAAGGCAAAGAGGTGAATTTCTATAAATCACTTAATTTTGCACTCTCATTTTTAAATAAAAAAATACTTGATATACCAGAAGAAAAAGTAAGCGAAACTATTTACGAAATCAATAAAGTTAACGAAATTGTAAATAGAAAGCCAGAAAAGATAAACTTAAATCTATCTAGAGATCAGATCATAAGTAATCTAAGTATTCCTTCTGAATATTATATAGGAAGAGGTTATTTACCAGAAACTCTTGTGGCTTTTGATGTCGGAGAATGTTATAATCCTAATAAACAGATGCACAATCGAGCCGTTGTTCCTATCTATGATATTGATGGAAGCTATGCAGGGTGTACTGGCAGAGCTTTAAATAATGAAATTAAGCCAAAATGGTTTAATAGTAAGGGCTTCAAGAAAGCTCTTTATCTATATGGTGTATGGGTAACCATGCCATATATCAAACAAACCAATACTGTTGTTCTTGTAGAAGGACAGGGTGACGTTTGGAGACTATACGAAGCTGGAATTAAAAATTGTGCTGGTATATTTGGATCAGATCTAAGCGAAGATCAACTAGTTGCATTAGAAGAAATGGCAATATTTAATATTGTTATATTGACTGATACTGACGAAGCTGGAGAAAAAGCCGCCGAAAGCATAAAGACAAAAGGTGGAAGAAGGTTTAATTATTACAGGCCAACAATATCTAAAAAGGACATCGGAGAGATGACCATTGAAGAAATCAACACAGAACTCAAACCTCAAATAAAGGGATTATTTTAATGTCAAGAATTTTAGCATTTTCGGGTAAAAAGCAATCAGGTAAAAATACGCTTTGTAATTTTTTGCATGGATATCAATTAAAGTCATTCGGCGTGATTGAAGGTTTTGATATTCTGGAAGACGGAAAACTTATTGTTGATACAATGATCAAGGATGATAATGGAAAAGACCAGCGAGGCATGGGCGAAATTGATGTGACTCGGACAGATATTGAGTTCTCTATCTGGGCTATGGATAGTGTGTGGCCATTTATTAAACATTACGCTTTTGCAACTACTTTAAAAGAAATTGCAATTGGACTATTTAATATTGACAGAGAGCTGTTGTATGGCACAGACGAGCAGAAGAATACACTTCTGGAGTATAAATGGGAAAATATGCCAACAAAAATTAAGGGCAAGTCTGGTTTTATGACTGTAAGAGAATTCATTCAGTATCTTGGTACTGAGATTTTTCGTAAAATTTATCCTGATGTCTGGACGAATAAAGCTATTGCAGACATTTTAAGTGAAGAGCCTCATTTTGCTGTAGTAACGGATGTTAGATTTGAAAATGAAATAAAGGCTATTCAGGATGCTGGTGGTAAAGTCATTAGATTGACAAGATCAATTGAAAGTGAAGATTCTCACACAAGCGAACTAGAGCTTGATAATTACGATGGATTTGACGCAGTTATCGACACTAAAAATCTAAGTATTCAAGAATCATGTGTCAAACTTCTAGAAATTTTAGAAGGGTGGAAATGGTTTAATAACGAAATAGTAATACCCCCAAGAAGAGAATCTTTTGACCGCAAAAAGAACGTCACGACAATCAAATGATAACAACATACTTTAGAAGCTCCAGTTTAAATAATTGGAAATATTGCGAGCTTCAATACTTTATGACTTACGTTCTTGGTCATTATTCTCCTTCGGGAAAAAAAGCAGATTTGGGAACGATAACGCACGCAGTACTTGAAACCTTAGCCATATGTAAAAAGAGAACCCAGTTTAACAAAAGAAGCACAATGAAAGTCACTCAAGAACCCTTGGGTGACTTCTCTTTTACAGAACAGCAATTGTATACAGATGATTTTGTAAATTCTGTTCTGGATAGAAGTTTTGAATTCTATAAAAAGGGATCGCCTCATAATGAGTTTAACCAAAAAGACTATGAGTTTTGTTATAAGATGGTATGGGATACGTTAGCATACAATAAAGGACAGTTTGACCCACGTAATCGCAAGGTGATTGATACAGAACCCCACTTTGATATCCCAATTTTGGAAGACTGGGCTAAATTTGATTATGTTATGCCGTCTGGAGAAAAATTATCTGGAAATCTCGCCATTAAAGGAACAATTGATCTTGTAACTGAGATGGAAGATGGTACAATAGAGGTAATCGACTGGAAAACGGGTCAAAGACTGGACTGGGCCACTGGAGAGAAGAAAGATTATGATAAACTTATGAAGGATACACAACTATTGCTATATCATTACGCAGTTAGTAAAATGTATCCTAAACATAGGCACTCTATTATGACTATTTTCTTTTGCAGAGATGGAGGTCCGTTCTCACTGGCATTTGATAAAGAAGATGACGCTAACTTTATAAAATATCTAGAAAAAATGTTTAAAGAGGTTGTGTTAAATCAAACTCCAAAACCAATATCTAGAGAAAGAGCTAGCTTCAAATGTCAAAAACTTTGTCACTACTACAAGACAAATTGGCCCGGAACAGATACTACAATGTGTCACTATATTGAAGACCAGTTAAAAACCATAGGGATGACAGAAACGGTTAAGAATTGTTCTAAGCCGGGGTTCACAATTGGGAAATATAAAGATCCGGGAGCAGTTGAATGATATTGCCAGCGATAACAACACACTATTCATTATTGAAAGGCTTCATCAAGCCCGATGAAGCTGCTAAAAAATGTAAAGAATTAGGCTATACACATTGCTTAATTGCCGATATTGAAACTATTAGTGGTGTTGTTGATTTCTTCAATGCCATGAATAAAGCCGGGATCGTACCCATTCTTGGAATGCAAGCCGATAATGGGTATTACATTGCTAAATCTCTAAAAGGATACAGAGCTTTAATTAAGTTAGCCTCTAAGGAAAAGATAGAATATGCCAAAGAAGACATGCAATTTTACACAGAAGATCAACTAGCAGTTATGCCAGTTTATTATGCTGAACAAAATGATGCAATTCTTCATAGGATGGTATTATGTCTTAACTTTAAAACTACGCTTAAAAGAGCTAAAGATGTGGATATGGGGGAGTATAAAAAGTTCTTCGAATCCGATCATTATTTCTTTCATCCAACTGATAGGATTATACCTAGCGAAAAGCAATACTTTGGAACTAAACAGTTATATTCTGAACTGCAACAGTATAGCATTCTTTCTAAGCCTAAACTGCCTCGCGTAGATTGTGGAGATATGTCTGAAAATGATTATCTAACGCAATTATGTAGAAATGGCTGGCGAGCAAAACTTATGCATTTAAAAGATGATAAGAAGAGGGAATACACTGACCGTATTAAATATGAGTTGTCTGTTATTCATGGGTTTGAACTATCTGGATACTTTTTAATTGTGCAAGACATTATTAACTACGTAAGAAAGAATGAGTGGCTACCGGGACCGGGACGTGGAAGTGCTGGTGGATGTTTAGTGTCATATTTACTTGGGATTATTGATATTGATCCTATGAAATACGATTTATTATTCTCTAGATTTTTAAATGCTGGTCGATTTACCAAAGACAACATCTCATTGCCCGATATTGATATGGACGTTCCATCCGTTCACCGCGATGAAATTATTGATTATATCAAGAACAAGTATGGCAATGAAAGAGTTTACCAGATGATTACATTTGGGCGTCTGCAAGGTCGATCAGCAGTCAAGGATGTTGCTAGAGTTTATGGGGACTTGTCTTTTAGTGAGCTAAATGAGATCACTGAGAGCTTACCACAAGAAGCTAGCATCTCGGATGAATTGGAAGAAATGGATATAAAATCAGTTATTCGATGGACTCTTGAAAATGATCCAAAGAAACTTGAAAAGTGGTGTAGAATTGATAAGGAGGGTAATTTATCTGGTGAGTTGTCAGATTTGTTCTCTCTGGCTATAAGAATAGAAGGAACTTATAAATCTCAAGGAAAACATCCGGCAGGAGTGATTATTTCTAACGAGGATCTAATCAATGATGCACCTCTTATCACAGATAAGAATGGTCATAGATTAGTCGCATTTGAAATGCATGACTTGGATAAGGTTGGTTTGACTAAATTTGATGTGCTTGGGATTAACTTACTAGATAAAATTATGCAGATTACAGAGAAGGATTAACATGAAGGAAAAATTTCTAGACTACGCAACTGTTATCAGGGATGGTAATGACATTGATTTTAAAGACTTGAGCTTGTCTGATCTTAGAAATCATGTTCCTTGGTACAGAGAGAAGAAGAATGGAATATACCAAGTCCACAATAATAAGTATTCACAAATATTTTACGACCTAAATGAAGCTATTGATAAATTTTTAGAATTGAGAAAAACCTATGTCACTAAACAGCAATCGTGATTTTTTAGTATTCGATTTTGAGACTACAGGTAAAAACCCTAATAAGTGTCAGCTAACTCAAATATCAGCAATCGTATTGCATGGTAAGAAGTTAACACTTCAGCCGGGTGGAGTATTTGATATTGAAGTACGTCCTGAGTTTGATGACGAAAAAGCCATTAAAGCGGGGTTTGATCCTGTTGAACAAGAAGCTCTTGATGTAACACGCAAAACTCGCGAACAATTAGAAAAAGCTGTCGGGCCTAAAGTTGCTTGGCAACAGTTCTCTAATTTTGTAACTAAGTTTAATATGAAGGGGTCTCCATACTTTGCCCCAATTCCTGTAGGGTTTAATATCAATAACTATGATATGCCAATCTTAAATAGGTATTGTCAAATGTATGGACCATCTGAAGAAAAAACCGGAAAGCAAAAGCTCGTTCATCAAATTTATAAAGTAGACATGATGGATGTGCTATTTGGATGGTTTGAAGATAACGACTCAGTTAAGAAGTTAAACATGGGATATCTTAGAGAGTTCTTTGGGTTCCCCGAAGAGAGCAAAGCAAATGCTCACAATGCTATCTACGATGTTGTTGACACTGCAAATATCTTTGTCAGATTTATGAAGTATCAGCGTAAGTTAAATTCTAAGACTAATTTTGAGAAGTCATTTGCAGACACTCCTATGGATATTACTATATAAGAGGAACTAATGGTTCAAATTGAAGATATCAAAAATTTTGACGACGAAGCGACTTGGGATCTGATTTGCAGCGGAAGAACCAAGGGAGTTTTTCAATTGGAGTCCAGATTGGGTTCTAGTTGGGCAAAAAGGGCGCAGCCTCGCTCTATTGAGGAATTAGCTGACTTGGTATCCATTATTCGCCCCGGCACGCTAGAGGCCGAATTAGACGGCAAATCTATGACCAAGCACTACACAGATCGCAAAGCTAAGATTGACGAGACCAAATACTTACACCCAGCACTGGAGACGGTGCTGGGTAAAACTTATGGAATTATCGTTTATCAAGAGCAAGCTATGCGTATTGCTACAGAGATTGCTGGCTTTACACCTGAAGAGGCCGATTCACTTCGTAAAGCTATGGGTAAAAAAGATGCGGCACTTATGAAAGAAGTCGAAGAGAAATTTATTAATGGGTCTAAGACTAAAGGATTAGTGGATGACATATCAGCAGCTAAGATTTTTGAATGGATCGCGGCATCTGCTCGCTACTCATTTAACAAATCTCACGCTGTTGCATATGCTATCAATTCATTTGCTTCGGCTTATTGTAAAACCCATGACCCAATTAAGTTCTATACTGTATATCTAAATAATGCATCTAGCAAACCAGATAAGCAGCGAGAGATTAAAGAGTTGATTATGGACGCTAAACTTCAAGGAATTGAAGTTCTTCCTCCTAGGCTTGACTTCTTCTATCGTCGCTTTACAATGGATAGAGATAAGAATGTGATATACTTTGGATACAGCGATGTCAAGAATGTTGGAGAGGGCGAGCAAGAAACATTGGCTAAAGTTGTCAAAGAAGCGGAAGGCATTACAGGAAAGTCTATTAAAGAGTTTAACTGGCTGGAGTGCTTATTCCTTATTGGTAATGAGATCAAGAAGAACGCATTCATTTCTATTATTAGTGTTGGTGGATTAACAGGAAAGAATAATAAGCTAAACAGGAATAGAATGATCTTTGAGTTTGATATCTGGAACAAGCTAACAATTAAAGAGCAAGCATGGATAATAGACAACTGGAGAAATACAAGGATGGCTAATAGTCCATTCATTGAGTTAGTCAACAGAATGATTAATAATAACGAGAAGATTAATTCTCGTAGGATTACTTCTGTGTTAGATATCTATCAAGCATTGCAAAATCCTCCTTATTCACTTGAAGATGATTATGTGTGGATTGCAGATATTGAACAGAAACTTATGGGATGTGCCTTAACTTGCTCTCAGTCAGATAACCTTGCTTTAGATGATGTAAATATCACATGCAAAGAGATTGCTAATGGCGAAGTTAAAAAAATGCAAGATGCAAAATTAGCAGTCAAAATAAATCAAGTCAGAGAGTATAAGTTAAAAAGAGGCAAGCATGAGGGTGAATTTATGGCATTTGTGATTGCCGAAGATAGTTCAGGCGAATTAGATTCTATTACAGTTTTTTCTGAAGAATTTTCCCAATATAAGAAGTTGCTTTTTGAAGGTAACACGGTATTATTATATGGAGAAGTACAGGAGAAAAAGGATAAATCATTTGTAGTTAAAAGAGTTTTTCAAATTTAGGAGCTTTGAGTTTTATGAATTGTTGTCATTTTGTAGGAAAATTGGCCGCTGATCCAGATTTGAGAGAGGTTAACGGAACACACGTTGTTAACTTCTCACTTGCAGTAGAGGATTACCGAAAGGATAAAAATGGAGAAAAGCATCGCCAAGTTAATTTTTTGGACTTTGAGGCGTGGGACACAGGAGCAACAACTATCGCTAAATATTTTAGAAAAGGCGACATGTTGATTATTGATTCTGAAGCTAGACAGCACAAGTGGATTGCAGATGAGCAACCAAGAAAGAAAATCGTCTTTCGTGTAAAAACATTTAAATCGGCTGTGCAACGACCAGAATTAGAAGGATAATATATGAGAAAGAAAAAAATTCTCTTTGTAACGGAGGCTTCATTCCATCCGACAGGATACTCCGTTTACACTAAGGAAATATTGACCCGTTTAAATAAATATGAAGAATTTGAAGTTGCTGAATTAGCAGCTTTTACAGGACCAGAGTCACCAGAATTAAAAGATGTTTCATGGAAAGTATATCCTAACATTCCAGCCGCTGGAAATGAACAACATCACCAGATTTATAATTCGTCAATGAGTAATAAGTTTGGCGAATTTGCATTTAATCACGTTCTGCTAGACTTTGAACCTGATTTTGTGATGGATATTCGCGATTGGTGGATGTTAGAATTCGAAGAGCGGTCTCCGTTTAGACAGTTCTTTAACTGGGCTATCATGCCAACAGTAGATGCTGAGCCGCAAAACGCTAGCTGGATGGATACATATTCATCAGCAGATGGAGTGTTTGCATATTCTGAATTTGGTAGAGATACAATGCTGGCTCAACATAGCGATATTAATTTTGTTAACATAGCATCGCCATGTGCTAGCAATAGTTTCTTTCCGATAAAAGACAAGACTTTTTTGAGAAAGAGTTTTGGAGTTCCAGATAATGCAGTAGTTTTCGGAACAGTGATGAGAAACCAAAGGCGTAAACTATATGCAGATCTATTTAAAGCATTTAGAATATTTCTTGATAAAAATCCAACACTTACAAATTGCTATCTATATTGTCATACAACATATCCTGATGTTGGATGGGACATTCCAGATTTGATTAAATTAAATGGATTGTCAGGAAAAGTGTTGATGACATATAAATGCCGAGGATGTGGGAAAATAGACTCCAGAGTGTTTAGCGATGCGGTATCATTCTGCCCCTCATGCAATTCTTTTTCGTCATCTCTTGTTGGCATCGGCAATAAAATTGATGAAATAGAGCTAAATAGAGTATACAATCTATTTGATGTTTATATTCAATGGGCAAATAGTGAAGGTTGGGGTATGCCACAGTTGGAAGCTGCGTACGCAGGATTGCCAGTTGTATCGGTAGATTACTCAGCAATGCAGTCACTTATTGCAAATATCCAAGGAATTGGCATTAAACCACTTTCATTCTACAAAGAGCTTGAAACGGGATGTAATAGAGCTGTACCAAATAATGAGGCTTTAGCCGAAACTATTAGGGCGCTTGCTACTGATACAACTAAAAGGGCTTATGTTGCAAATAAATGCTATACTAACGCTAAGAAGATCTATAATTGGGATTATGCTGCATACACTTGGGCAAAATATTTCCACGATACTCCGGTTCGCGATAGATCCGAAACATGGGAGTCTCCATCTAGATTATTTAATCCTGCAAAGGAAGTTCCTAAAGAATTAAACAACTTGCCAACATCCGATCAAGTTAATTGGTTGTTTACCAATGTTCTTGGTATGCCGCAACTGATCAATAAATCAATGTGGAGAAGAATGGTTAAAGATTTAACATACAGAACGTCAGTTACCTCTTCGGTTCCCGGCTATTATTATAATGACTATTCACATCCAGACTTAGAAAAAAGATATGAAGAATTCAATATTGATAAGGCTTTTGGCATGTGTTCAAACATGAGAGAAGCATTTAATCAATGGGAAATGAAGAGACTAGAAAAGGTTGGTGCTTAATGAAAATTCAATATATTGGAAACTTTACTGATGGTACTGGGTGGGCTAAGGCGTCTACATATAATGCATTAGCTTTAACTTCGGCAGGATATGACGTATATTGCAAAGAGGTAAAGTATAACAAAAATCAAGTGGTTTTAGAAGATCAAATTTTAGAATTGCTAAATAAAGAATCCTCAACTTATGATGTGATAGTACAGCATGTCCTGCCAAAAGACTATCGTTACTTTGGAGGTGTAAAAAATGTTGGGTTCGTCGCGTTAGAGTCAATTATTTTAACCAATATGATTTGGCTAAAAAACTTGAATATGATGGACGAGCTTTGGGTTCCAAATACAGCGTCAAAAAATTGCTTAGTGAATTCTGGAATTAGCTATGAAAAAATTAAAGTATTGCCGCACACTTTTAATTACGAGAAAGTTATCAATACAAATTCAGCAGCGTCAATATCACAATTAGACAATAAATTTAATTTTGTATTCGTTGGGGAATTTTCAAAAAGAAAAAATCTCGAAGCCCTGTTAAGGGCTTTTCATGGTGAATTTGATTACATCGAGCCAGTAAATCTATTTATTAAAACTTCGTCAAATCTTGAAACTTTAAACTCATTCAGAACAGATGTTCGCAAAAGAATGAAATTAAGCTCTAGATACAAAGAAGAAATTATTATTTGCGAGTATCTACCTGAAGATGTATTAACTTCTATTGTGAAACAATGTCATGCTTTTGTAATGCCAAGTTATGGAGAAGCATGGTGTTACCCAGCAATGGAAGCGATGGCGGCTGGTCTTCCCGTAGTTTACACAAACGGGATTGGAATAGAAGATTATCAGGAGCATGAATCAAGCTTCCCAGTGGAATCCCATGCGTCATATTGTTATGGAGCAACCGATACGTTTGATGATATTTACACCTCTCGCGATTTATGGAGAGAAGTTGATGTTGCTGACTTGCAAATGACAATGAGAAAAGTTTACGAACTATATCAAACTCAAAGAGAAGCGTATGATAGCATGTCTAACACAGTAAAAGCGCAAATTGCCAAATATGATTTTAGGAATCCAGAAATAGCTAGGAGCATTTTATGAAAGTATATGTTGGAAATAGAAATTTTAACGACGAGTCATTTAAGATAATTACAGAGCCTGAAATTCTAAGCTATATTGCTGAAGATTCTGAATGCACAACTATTGTATTAGATAACACATTGACAAAATTAAAATTCAATGATGTTGTTAGTACAATCAATATGGCTGTATCAAAACTAAGAACAAATGGAATATTGATCATTAATGATATTGATTTTGATTTGTTGACTTACTTGTACACTAGAAATCCAAATTTACAAGAATTAAACACTCTCGTAAGTGGGATCAATGGATTTAAATCATTTTTATCAAGCGAACTCGTTAAAGATATAATGAAAAATTTTCCAAACCTAAATTTAGGCGGCGCTACTCTTAACAATCTTGAATTTAAACTAGAGTATATAAGGGATAATTAATGAAAATAGGCTATATATTTCTACTTAATGATGGTGGCAGCTTTGAATCGTTAAAAGCTCAATTGTCAACAATAAAAGACTCCAATCCTATGTGGGTTGGAGTTATTACTGAGTGTAAAGAATATTATGATGAGATTATAGATATTTTAAATCAGTATAAAGTTAATTTTAATGTACTTTATAATTTAGAAAAAGTCTCAGATGTTTATAAACTAGATCAATTTTCTAAATATAAAAATGGCTGGACAATTGTTAGAGTTGTTGGAGAAAATATTGTCGATGATGCGGACTTATTACGCAAATACATATCAGACGGCAATAAGATCGCACTAATCAAAGAAGACGATAGATCTGTTAACGGTATGTGCTTCTTTAACTTTATATATCAATATTTAAAAGGAAGTAAATACGAATTAAACGAAGAAACCGAAGAAGTTATCTTTAAGACATTTGAAGAAAAAGTCTTAGAGAAAGATCCAAACATGATTACAACTTGGGACAAATTAAATGAAATCTACTACAGTAATACTGCCGATATTTACGAATGATAGCGAAGCAATCAGATCAATAGTTAGCGTTTTAAATAGCGAGACTAAGCCCGATAATCTTTGTTTGGTTACGACTAGTCAACTCAGTGAAAACAGAATGGCATCTATCAATGCGATGTTTAAAAGTTGCTGCGATGGAGGAGAGTATTCAGAGGATATTGCAATTGATAAAACAGTAATTAAAAAAGTATCCAGCACATTCACAATGTATAATCTAATTTTGCATAATCAGTTGACAAAACATCCAAATTATTATGCTGTAAATTACTTAAAAAATAAGTCTGATATATTCTTAACTCTGACTGAAGGATCTGTATATAAGCCAGAAGGAATCGGCAAGTTCTTAAATAAGCTTAAAGATCCATATGTAGGAGCTGTTTACTCAGATTACATAATGAGAGGAAAGCAGCTATACTTACCTACTATACATCCGATGATCAAAACGTCAATTCCAATTGGAGAGATAGCCTTTAGGGTTAGCGTGATTGACACAGAACAGTCCAGTATGCAAAACGGAGATATTGTAAATGACTCTTATAGTAAATCCATTGTATCACATATTCCCGAATCGTTATTTATAGCATGAGTAGATTTACTAGAAAGATCAAAGGAAAAAATTATCCACCAATCCAAGCAGTTATCCTAGCTGCTGGGGTTGGAGCTAGAACAAAATCCTATGAGCCAAGATGCTTGCTTAAATTTAGTAAAAAAACAATACTAGAAAATCAGATTGAAATTTTAACAGAGCGATTTAGCAAATGCGAGATAACTGTAGTAGTTGGATGCGAAAGCAACAAAGTTATTAGAAAGATAGGCAAGTCGGCTAGAGTTGTTGAAAATCAATTATTTGAATCAACTAACAACGGAGAAAGTCTTAGGTTAGCTGTAAACAACACGCTCCACGACACTATCATGTTCATGCACGGAGATTTAATAATATCCGAAGGTATATTTGATAAAATTGATCTTAGTAAATCATTCTTATTGATAGACGATTTAAATAAATTTGAAGAAAAGGAAGTTGGAGTCACTGTAGTAAATAATATTGCTACTGTACTATCTTATAACCTACCAACAAAATGGTGTCAAATAGCGTATCTTTCGCCAAACGAGACCGCGATTTTAAGAAAGATATTCGCCAAGCCAGATCTAAATACAAAATTTTTATTAACTTTTGAAATCATAAATAAGATAATAGAAATGGGCGGATCATTCGAATGTTATAATATTGGAAATAATTATATAAAAGAAATAGATAGTTTAAAGGATATAAATAATGAAATTACTAGTTGATAATACATTAATATCATATGCAACTCCAGCAATTTATTCTGGGTTTACTGCTGCTAGACATGATAAAAATATGATGTCTACGTTTGACACTTTTGATAAAGTAAACCCAGATGTATATATTGCAGATGCAGATTTATTAAATGAATCGGTGTTCAAAAATATGGAGGAAAGGCCGGCTCTAAAAGTTTGTATAATCCAAAAAAATGGATTTGATAAACCTCATCCATCTATAGAGTTGTTAGTGAATAGATTTGGAGATATTTACCCTTGGATTCAAGAAGCTGGCCATGCTGACATGCTTGAATATCATAAATCGGAATATAATGATAAATACAAGGCAGATATAGTTTCAATTGAAGACGTTCCAATTCAAGGAATAGAAAGCATAGAGCTTCCCAAGGATGTCGTATTTAGAATTTTTTCACAAAACTACGTACAAAGTCGCTACTTTTGTGGATTTATACCAGCAGCACTGAGAAAAAACGTCTATGCATCTTCTAAGATTAACTTATCTAAAGGAAACAACTATTATAACTCCGCTCTGTGCGGATCTTATCCGTTAAATAGTCAAGATAATATATTAGATTCTTTAGATTCAAACAACACAGACAAAATCAAAGATATCAAAAATAAAATTCTTGAAAAAGACAATAACTTTTTATCGGTTGCTTTTTTGTTGGAAAAACTTGGAATGGACAAAGAATCGCAAATTATTAAGCAAAAATTGAAGGAGCTTTTATGAATCTATCTTTTGTAGTAAACAATTTGGGTAATTCAGAACAGAATTATGAAATGATAAAGCTAGCCAATAGCGTTGCAACATCTAGTAATGTGATTGTTCCTAATATATTTTATCATAATATTGTACCACCTGTGATGCCACTGGCTTGCCTGAACATGAACATCTCAGGGCTTAGTGGTATGACGGGAAAAACTATTAGCTTTGACCTTGAATCAGCACAGACGGTTATTGCTACGGGCAGCACAACTGAAAACTGGCTTTATTTATGGGATTTGCCGTGGTTGTACTCTATTTTAAACTATCCGCTTTGTCTAGAATTATTATCTAGATTTAAGATAGTCGTTAGAAGCAATAGTCATAAAGATAATGTTGAAAACTTTACTGGTAGAAAAGATATTATTGTAGCTGAAAATATGGATAAACTTTACTCATGCTTGATATAAAAAGAATATGTGAACTCTATGACGACAATCATAGCGTAAGAGAAATAGCAGAAATGATGGACACTTATCCAAATAAAATTCTTCGCGAGTTTAAAAAAATTGGAAAAGAAGTCCGTTCAAAAACTGACAGTGCTAAAGTGGCTTGCGACAAAGGGAGGCTCAAGCCGCCTATGCTTGGAAAAAAAAGAACCCAAGCAGAAAAAAATAATATTGCAGATCATCAAGTCAAAAGATGGAAAAATATGTCAGACGCAGCACTTGACGAATTTAAGCAAAATGCTAGAGATAGATGGGAAACAGAAAGTGTAGAGCAAAAATTAGATAGACAAAAGAAAGCTGGAGAGGCTTTAAGAAGGGCTAGTATAGAGGGGTCTAAAGCAGAAAAATTCCTCTACGAAGAGTTGACAAGATCGGGGTACGATGTTATAATACATAAGGTTGGATTAATCCCCGGCGAGAAATTTGAAGTGGATCTATATTTGCCTTCGCTGAAAGTCGCGATTGAGATTGATGGGCCACAACACTTTTTGCCAGTATACGGAGAAAGAAATCTAGCCAGAAATATAAAGTATGATGCTATAAAAAATGGAGCTTTGCTTTCCCGTGGCATGTGCATCATTAGAGTTAAATACATTTTAAAAAATGCGTCGTTAAGCTCCAATAGAAGGTTGTATAATCTTGTTATATCGGAGCTAAGCAAAATTGAACAAAACTTTCCCACAGAGGGGTATAGGCTAATAGAATTGGAGTTAAATAATGATTGATCAAAATGATAGTATATTTGATATTGGTTCAGATTCGACTGCTAGGGATGTTATTGAGGTTGCAAGTGATGCACCAGAAATGACTTCTCCAGAATGGCATGATTACGCCATGTCAAAATTTACTGATAACGAACTTGTAGAAATCAATGGAGAGCGATATCCGAACTGCTATGGTCTTAGACGTGTAGCAGAACTATTGATTGGAAAGATTGTAGAAAGCAAACCGACTCAAGTGTTCCTGTCATCTGATTCAACAGGTAATAACCCCGGAAGAATCACTGTAGTATACGAAGTAACATTAGATTCTTATGATGACGGAAGATTAATTACAGTTGGTGATATTGCTGAAGTATTTTCTATTAATTGTGACGATCTATTCTTAGCATATCCGGGTGCAACTGCTGCTACTAGAGCAGAAGGTAGATGCCTAAGAAAAGCTCTTAAACTACGTTGCGTTGCGGCTGAAGAAATCACTCGTAATAAAGATGTTGGAAAAGCAGTGAGAGATGTAATTAAAACAGCACCTACTGATGGAACTTATAAAGGTGAAGATCCTATCAGTGATGCACAAACTAAACTCTTGAACAATAAATGTCGTGAGATGAGTATTGATGTCTTGAAGTTTATTAATCTAGGAGAGAAGGAATATTCTCGCTTAGATGAGGTCAGTAAGAAAACTGCTATTAATATGATCAAACTATTGAATGATTATCAGAATAACAGTAAACCAATTCCACATGAAATATTAGGAGATTAATATTGAGTTTTAATATTACAAAAGGTCCAGATGGAATAAGTATCAGCGTTAATGGCGATAAGATTACTGATGTATTTAAAGAACTTGCAAAGCTAGAAGAAATTTTTGGCATCAGCAAGTGCGGAAAATGCGGAAATACTGATCTGTCTTTTGTTGTTCGCAATGTTGATGACAACGATTATTATGAGATGCGCTGCAAGGCCGTAAAATGCTCTGCAAAGCTCGCGTTTGGCCAGCATAAGAAAGGTGGCGGCATCTTCCCAAAACGCAAGGACAGCGATAATAACTGGCTCCCTGACGGTGGCTGGATGAAGTGGGATAAAACCCAGAATAAAGAAGTCTAAAAAAAAGCCCGGATCACTCCGGGCTTTTTTATTTAATCGCTATAGTTTACCGCTGTTCGTCTTCAACTATAGTTTGAGAATGAGTCGCGACTCGAAACAGCAAAAAGGTCGCCATCTAATCTCGCGATTATAAGTATTCAAGGCTTACATATAGTCCATACTGCTTTTTACTTCCGATACTTAATGGCCTTGCTGATATTGCAACTCTCCATGTATGACGAGTATCGTATCCACTACCAATGCCAAACAACCCGTAAGAACCACTAAGATTCGCCAAAACCCCGCTTGATGGACCAGTGCTTCCTCCGTTATATTTACCTTGCTCAGTTGGAGCAACATATTGAATATACTTAGGCTTAAGAACTCCTGATCTAATAGCACCAGCCAATAATCTTCCATCACTACCCGGAGAATCCATCAATGGAACAATTATTCCAGATCCACCAACAGTTTCATATCCCGGAGCTGTGACAGCATTAGTTGTGAAATAACTATCAGGATTACCAGATCCGCTATTGTATTGATAATCTGTAAAATTAGAAAATCTAATACCTACAGAGTTAGTATAGCCGGGGCGAACACTAGTTCTAAGACCTTCAGTCCCTTGAACTCCAAGATAATTATCTCCGCTAGGCCAAGGGGAACCCCACCAATTTGAATCTCCATATCCATACGGCGCAAAATTAGGATTAGCACCCCCATTACCAACGCCCACCCCCGGAGTAGCTCGCCAAGTGTTTACAAAGCCTGTGCCAGTTATTTCAGCAGCTTGTCCAATTGTACCTGCGCCAAAATTAATTACCTCTGCAACTTTAGTAATTACTCCAACAGCAGGACTATCAGGGCTGGCTCTGTCATAAATTCTTAATTGGCAATTTTGCACTTTAACGGCTGTAGCGTGATCAAAGTGAATAAATAATGTAGTATCAGAACCATTGAGCTGAGTTAATATTCCAGTAGCGTTTGCTTCTTTGCCAAAGCAACCAGTAGTTGATAAAAATTTAACATTTCTAACGCTGCCGTACTGGGCAGTTCCATCAGCATTAGTGATGAATGTATTGTCTTGATAACTAGTCGTTGAAACGCTAGATCCAAATCCACCCGCTCCATAAAATCCAAGACCTGATCCTGAAATTGTATTGACATTACCGAAGCCCGTAGCTCCGATAGTTCCATCTATAACTTGAAACGAAATTGACGCCATTTAAAGCCTCCTACGTAGAAAAAGTTTGGTATACCTAATATATAATACACATCACCATTTATTTAATGGGCATTTTTCAGAGTTCCATGAGGCTTTAACCTTTAAAAAGCATCCACATTCAGTGCATCTATTTAATTGAGCATCATACTTATCGCAAGTTTTGCAGATGTTGAGACGCTTGTTGTACTCCTCTTCGGGTACTTGCTTTAAACCATCTGCAAGATGATTGATCACGGAGTTACCAAAATTTTGAGCAAGATTAACTATACGGCTCATATGATTAACTCCACAACTTCTGCTTCGTCACTCTCTTTATAAAAAACACCAATCTGAAAATCATCACCACCATCTTTATATTCTTTAACAAACTGTTTAAATTTATTTAAAGAATCAACACCGCAGTCAAGATACATGTTAACTGTATGAGACAAGAAGTTCATAATTGTTGGATTTATTAAATTATTTTCCGTACAAGCCGAACATCCACCTTGCTGACCCAACGCTTCATTAATCTTTGATCCTGCTTCTTTTAAATAAAAATACTCAGGAACTTTATTAAAAAAGTCTTCCATTACTAACAACTCTTTCACTAAATTTTTATCTATTGAAATCTTCATCCTATAATCTCCTTAAGAAACTTCATCGCAATTATAAATAAACTCACCATTACAACTAGTAGATCCTAATGAGCCATTGCTCATTAATCCTATCGGCGACCAGTTAGCAAACATATATGTTGGATATATAAACGATGTTACATATACAGTACCCGTTGTTCCACCAAAGTCAATTGTATCTGTAAAATTACACGCACAAAACTGCGAACCTCCCGAACCTCCTGACCCCCCACCAGTGCTAGCATCGCCGCATTTCTTTTTTATTCTATTTTTAGAAACTGTACCGTCTGCATCAACACAGGGCGCAATAGCCAATCCTGTTACTGGATCAACTTTCCAACACTTTTGTTCACAGTAAAAACAATCAGTATATCCATTTATATTAACTATACCACCGGGGGACTTACAGCTATCACATTGGGTATTGCCCGATATGTTGTATAGTCTAGTCACGCCAAAAAGATAAGGAACCCACGCACTGTCACCAATCTTTTCAGTCGCGCAGCCAGCCCCTGTTGGACCATCCAGCTTTCCAATATCGCCCGTTCCAGCAAGACCATAGCTATATCCAGATTTGCAACTAACCTGATAGCCACACTCTTCTCTATAAAAACCTTCTTTAGTGACATCTGCGGGTAATCCAATTGGACTGCCTCCTGTGCTACCTAAGCAGCTAACAACTTGGAAAAAAACTTTTGTAAGTTCAGTCCATCCGGGATTCCCGTTTAAATCTACAGTTTTTTTAAAAAATCTAACAGTACTCATGCAACCAGCAGCAGAAGCACAACAAAACCCTTCAGCATTACCAGCGTTCATAGATTTTTTTAGGCAGTCATAATTATCCTCATGAGCTAGTCCAGCAGCTCTAGGATGTTTACTACATGAATACTGGTACATTGGCATGTACATAAAATTTGGCTTTTGATCTTTTCCTTCTTCTGGATTTATATCAGGCAAAGGATATTTTGGAGCTACGCATGGAGTCGGAACTTCTGCAATTCTATTTGGCGACAGGTTAATAGCAGTAACAGCTTCCAGTCTGCCAGCAGTTCCTATGTTAAGCCCACAAGATACTGTTGGACTGGGATCTTCAGGATTTGGAGGTCCGCCATATGAAGCAGAACTCGCCATATCTGATGGTATATTACCACCATCTATCAAATAAAGCCCCTCAGTACCACTAGCTTTTTTTCTTCTGAATACTTCGCTGGAGTAATTAAATATAGCTGCCTTTTTAGTTCCATAAAATTGATAACCATCATATGGAAATTTAGAATCATCCGATTCAAAATTAAACGCATTCTTACTTCGGTATGTGTCTCTATTATCCATTACATGTTTTCTCGCAGCTAAAGTTATTAGGACAATAAACAAATTCATTATAAGGTCTTATAGGTATATGACCCTCATCTCCATCTTGTGGATTTTGACACATACATCCTTTTTTCCCGTAAGGCGTGTCATTTATTCCACCGCCAGTCAAAAATTTTCTTCTCATAACATCGCCATTAGCTGTATTGTTTGGATTCGTACCAAATGTAACCGATGGATCACCCACGGTAGTATAAAAATATGGACCCTCTTGTGGATCTCCGACTCTATTATTTGGCCTCATGTATCCTTGTTCCCAAATGTTTTTAGATGCGGCAAGAACCCTGACTTCTAAACCCGCATCAGGTAAATCATAAATTTCATCAAAAAGTTTATAATTACCATTGTCAGCCCTATCCCACCTATCATAATGATACTCATAAGCTTTTCGAACGCTAAATCCTCTTTGATAACTATTACCTTTTCCAACCGGAAAGGCATAATTACATATTGCAGCAATTCTAAGTACAGCCCTCTCACATCTAACATTTCTAATAAATACACCACTAAATCCTTTGTCACATTCAGTATATATGTTTAATGGATATCTTGTGCCAGTAAATGGATCGTCTCCATCTTTTACACAGTAATTGGGATCTTTAATTTTACTCGGTCTTTTATCATCTATTTGTATAAGCTTATCAAAATGACCACAGCTAGGAAGACTAGTTAGTTTAATCATTAAACCCATATGCGCTCCACCACCTCCACCATAATCTAATGGTGCATAACCATTGACGCCCAATATGTCATTAGAAGTAAACGCTTTACTAGTTGCATTTAAGCAAAAGTCATTACCTCTTTCCGGTTGTCTATCTACTCCGTGTCCAATAATTTCAAAATCATAAGTCATAGCTTCGCAATTTCGATAGATTAATATATCGTCACCTTTCCATCCCCAAGGTGAAAATCTTCCTCTTTTTTGAGCATTCTGTTCTCTGCATATTCTTTTGCACTTGGGATCATCGCCACATCTTAATGAGCAGTCTTCGTCTGGTACAAATCCACTATAAATATATCCAGTTTTCTTATTTTTAACCCAGTACCCCATCCACCAATCAATGCCATTCATAGTAGAACACTTATCCCAGCCTTGAGAAACGCCCCAACCTCTAAACCACGGGGTGTTTTTCATAGTGTTAATAGGCTCTCCTCCAATTATCTTGCCTTGCTCCCCCAGAGAGTATGTGGCCAAAGCATCAGTGCCTTCAATTTCCCAAGCTCCCGGTCTAGCTAGAATAATACCCGGATCTGCGCTAAGTCTAACGTCAGATGGATTACTATATTCAACTCCGGGAGTATTGCAATGCCCTAAAATTCCATATGCTGCGGATTCTGCATCCGTGAAGGAATCGGCCTTAGCCCTAAAATAATATGCGCCACGGCCAATTATTTGGTTGTTTTGGTTTATTTCTTCAATTGGCATACATCCGCTAACAATACCGCCAACGTAGGTAGTGTAGTTATCTTCATCTAATTTAATACCACCAACTGTTCCATGAGAAACATTCATTCCTATCATTTTCCAGTTATGATATTTTTTTCTATTAGAATATTTAAAAGCCGATAAAGTATAATCTAAAGGCACAATTACATCGGTATAATCACAGTCGTTATTAAGTTCCTCAGACACTATTTCCCTCCTCAAAGAAATTAACCGAAGCATTAAGTATTGTAGTGGGTCCATATGTAAACATTTGTGGATTACCACTTTCCATAACGCTTGACACGGGTAAGAACGCACTTCCAAAAAATCCTATCACTCCTACGCCATACATGTATCCACTTGAATGCAAGAAGCTTGGAGGTGGATCTTGTTCTCCAAACATTTTAGCCCTAGATCTTAATTTGGCTTTTCCTTTTATTAATGTGTTTACGCATTTTTTATTCATTTGACTGTCGCATCCACCAACGGTGGCATAGTGATTCATACTTTCAGGAGTGCCTTCAATATCTAATATGGCACAATTATAACTTGGGGCTTTTGCAGGAGAGACCAAAGCTCCATCCGTTTCTTCTGGGCAGAAATCACAGCACTGAGATTGGAAACCTATAAAGCCTCCTGCATTTCCAAGAGATGTAGTTTTATAGAATTCAGATGTTTTAGGTTGATCACAAGGATTAAATAAAATTTGTTTACCTTTATTGTCTAAATAATAATCGCCACCTGTAACAACCTTATCTTCGGCTTCAGTAAAATCAGTACCATTTCCATGAATGCTAAACCTACCTAAATAATCTATAGGATCGCCATTTTTATCAACGCATTTATATAATTGATTTAAAGACGAGGAAGTAACTTCAAAAGTATCATTATCTTTTCTTTGGTATATATATAAATCACTAGTATAATAACATTTCTTTCTAGCTACTACTGAAACATATCCGGTAAATCCGTATAAATTTACAGTTTGCTCTTGGTTTAACGAAACCGTAACCCCACTTGGATGATAATAAGGATCATATTTTTTAATATGATAAAGAGGATCTACAGGACAGTCAAACTCTTTGTTGTACTCGATGTTTGCAACAATTCTGACGCTATAATCATCAGCTTCTTTGTCGTAAATTGACTGAAAAATTATTTTATCTGATGTGAGATAGCACTCTTTTCTTGCCACCGTGGTCATATAATAACCTTCTGGTATCTTCACAGTTATATCTTCATCAAGCGTTTTTGTTACACTATCTGAATAAGCGTATGGATCTATAAGAGCAATGCCATTTACATTTGGTGTTATTACATATGAAAGTATGACATCTTCGGCTTGTGAAAATTTAACATATCCTGATCCAAGTATATCAACCTGTGGGTAAACAATTTTTGTATCTGGAGGAGGTCTATCCTGTGGATTAAGTTTTAAGTACGAAATTTCATAACCTTCAGCTTCATCAAATACTAAACCATCAGCTTCAATTGTAACAGGAATTTCTTGCTTATAATTAATTTTTCCGGGATCAAGTCTCATAGTTTCATTAAACTTGCAAGCGTTAAATGGATAAATAATTTTCTTGTTGCCGACCCCCATATCAGGATAAGAGCATCCCGATGGATAACATAAATAACCCATTTTCATAATTAGCTTACATTGAGCATCATGCAATAATGGAAAAATTTCTACGGCAATTGCAACCCTGTCAGTTCTCTCTGGATCACAACCAAAAGTTCTTAGGTCAGCATCACCTAATCCACCAGCAGATTGAACTTGTACGGTTTTACTATAATATCCATTAAAATATTTTGTTTTATCAGATGTAAATGAAATTATACTGCCGCTAGCGTATTTATTGTCATTGGATGAATCTAACACTGGAAAGGGATCACCATTTAATATAGGAATATCTTCTATGCTATCATCGCCAGTCCAAGTGTTAAATTCTATAGTTACATTAGGAATATTACTATAAGATGTTTCTTTCTTTTTTCCCGTCTGATCTTGGGTGTAATATGCCGTCTGTAAAAAGGGTGTTTGAGTTCCATCAGGCTGTTTTTTATAGCTTATAGTGCTTTCAACTGTCCATCTACGACAGGACCAAGGCCAGCATTCTGGCAATCGACTATAAAAATTAGAAGAGTTATTAAATAGTAAAACTGCCGGATTATTAGCTGTGATAACTTCATCTTTATTGCTTAACGATCCAAAAGATGAGGCATAGTTAAAGCGTTCCTCTGAAGCTTTTCCAGCAGTGCCTACTCTATATGCTAAGTGAGCAGCTTTACAGCCAACACCCTGAAGGTGCAATCTTGCTACAATTGACTGATCTCTAAAAGAATTTAGTTCATGCAATGGCAATCCTCTGTTTTGAGGCCCAACATTTCTTCTTTTTTCTGGCCCACTATTAAATGGCATACCTACGCCATTTGGATGCTGAACAACTCCACTGCCAAGCGGGACATAAGTACGCAGCTCATTTTTAACTTTTCTAGCTATGTGCATAGGAATAGCTTCATCTCTCATGTTAGCAGCGTCATCTTTATCTACGCGACTGCTTTCAAACTCATGAACTTCTAAGCCATCAAATGTGACATACCTATATGTATAAGGATAAACCATTGTATATGGCGTTTTTTGGACTTTACCTCTCCTGTCAGATAAAGTAATTACACCAGACTGTGGGGATTCGCTAGGAACATTTGGCCCACCAGAAGGTGGAGAATAATAATGTATTATAGGTAGCTCATTTTCAAATATTTTTTGATTTATTTCTTGTCCAGCATTTACATTATTAAATGCAAACGATACTTCTGGAACGCCAGTCCAGTTGATATACCCAGTGCCACCAAATTCTCCAGTCTGATACGCCCTATATGGAATAAAATCCCAAACTACTTTTCCAGTATCTGCAACAAATTTATGATGGAATGCAATATGTCGTTCTTCACCATTATCGTTATCAACTCCCGTGGCCATCAATTTAACTTGTGCTGCCATAGTAGGGGCATATGGCAAATTTAATAATTTTCCCGACATCTTAGCAGACTGCGGTTGTGTTGGACCCTGATCGTTAGTTAGCCAAAAATTAGCATAAGCATTAAAATCTAATGTATTAATATTGACGCGATCATTATCTTTATTAAAGTCTTCTACTTGAATATGAACGGTATCTTCTTCGGTTATAATAGGAGTGTAATAATCCGTATATGCTGCGCTATCGGGATTATATTGCCCCAACCCCATGCTAATGCTGTCAGTAAAATACGATGGACCAAACTCTGGCGAATCAAGTGTTGTTGTAATAGTCCTATTGACTGGATACCCCGAACTTTCAGGATCTGCTGGGAATGTAGGCGATGGCACTTTTATTACATATCTAAGTTTTGTGTCGTATACAGCAGGATATTGTCCCACTTGAATACGAATATCCGATGGTCCAATTTGATATCTATAATATCTAGTTGTTAGTATATCCTGATTATCACTAGTATTGTAAGTAGAATATCTAGGATTGTCATTTGTTGGCAATGATGCCATAACATAATAATCCCACGATACCCAATTTCCGGGGGGTGCTGTTAATGGGCTTAATCTTCTAATATGAACCAGCGCCTCGTTGCCCGGATCATTTCTGCTTCCAACTTTTGTAAATGCCATTTTATTATTCCCTAGCTAGTCCAGTTCCTGCGTTAGCACATTCGTCTACTTCTACAATTGCATACGCTGATTGCATTTCTCCATTACATACAACTGTCATGTTAGATTTCATAGCTATAACTCTAACATCATGCTTTATATATTTAAATGGATGCATAGCATAATATTCTGCACCACTCTGGTCATCTGTCACCACACCGAAATTATCGTTGCTGTTTGGACAATCAAATAATTTACTTAATGGTTTGTTGTGTATAGCCACAGCCGGGGCTATGCCAAGAATATACTTATCTGGCGAAGCTAATTTATATGTATAAACATTGCTACTCATTTCGCAGTTATTATAGGCAACAACAGTAAAATATCCAGAATATGGCAAAGTTATCTCAGTAGGAGTAATAGAACCATCTGGATTAGCGACATCTGTAATTTCATAATTAGTAATGTCTAATATGCCGTCTGATTGCACAAGTCTGCCTCCAGCAGCTTCAGACGGAATTAAATCCGGCAAGAATTGCTGAGCAGTTTGAAAATAATAAACTTTTTTGCTTCCAACGTCATAAAATTTTATTTGAAAGCGAGTAATAACATCTTCGCCCGTACCATAGTCAAAAGACTGTAACTCAAATGGAGGAACCGTAGTTTTAGTAATGTTAGGAGCATTGCAATTGATCTTTTTAAATTTACCTACAATAGCTCCACCACCCCCGCCAGCTCCCATAATTCTCCACTCATAGTTTACCTTAACTGCAATAAAATGGTCCCCAACACTTAATGCCACTTGATTATTTCTATTGGTAATCAACACAGCTTCTTGGACATTAGTCTGGATATATGGTGATGGCCCACCAAACGGATCAGGCTTAATTAAGCCGCCTGTATTTGGAAGAATATTAAATTTATTCCATATTAAATTACGGCCCCTGTAAACAATTCCAGAACCAGTTGCAGGCGATGTAATATCTCCCGCTGGTAGTGCTGTGAGCATTTTACCTTCAATTACTTCGGGGCCACCAACCCAGACCTTGCGGTCGTCGTCCCACCTTAAATCCACTGGGCCAGTTTTCCACAAGGATCTATTGTTGGCGGCTCTCATGTCAAAAGATCTGCCTCTTCCGGGGAACTTATCTTCGGGCGTTGGAAGCCCACAAATGTCATAGCCCCAACCAGATAGGTATAGCGGACCTTTATAGACCATAGCTTGAACGCTGCGACTATTTCCGCTAGGCAATGGGTCTTTCTTGTGGTTTAAATCTGTTGTATTACCGCCCCTAATAGTTAAACCATAATCATTAGTTTCAAAAAAGAAATAAGGATCTAAGTCAAATGATGTTGGCGAAACATTGAATTGAAAAAAGTTGCCTCTGCTTTTATGAATCAATGGACCCGTTGAAGTTTCTACACTTGGAAAAACTTTAGTTGGATCAATCTGTGGTATAGCAGCATCGGTAGGAACACCAATTCCTTTTAATAGTTTTTCTCTAAAACCTAGTCTAAAATCAACCATATCGTTTTATCCTTTTATCTTTGTAAATCCGGTGGAAGCTGCCGTTCTTCGTCTTTGACTCTTGTGTCGTCATCGGCCCACCCAGTATCATTCGGCGATTCAAATCCTGATCCAAGACCTTTTTGAACTTTTGCGTTGTATAAAGTTAGCTGTTGCGATGAATATCTTTGATCGTAAATATAAGCAGGGCTGTATATTTGTTCAAAAGTTGACCCAAAGCTTTCTAATCCATTAAATCCATAAGCTTTCATAGCTTCTTTAGTAGATGCTGAATGTATATTTATTCCAATATCTTCCTGTGTATTATTCACTGCGTTAGCAAGTACATTCATCATATTTCCAAATATACCATTTGTAGCATTATGAGTTTGTTCTTTTTTTTCCATTTCAGTAGCAGCCCGAATGTTAACTGGTGGTAAACCAGCTTTAAACATTTTAGACCTTAGATAGGATAAAAATTTAAAATTATTAGCTCTCGATGCTATCATCTTATTATAGTTATATAAAGCAAGTTTGCCCGCTCTTTGTGTCCAATTTGTAAAATTATATCTAGTAATTAAACCACCATCAGTCGATAGCGTAATACTCATATCATTTATATAAGGACCAATATCAAATATCTTATCTGTAATATTCCATCTTGGTATATCTGCTAATTCTACAGTACCAGTTTCAAGAACGTGTAATTTTTCAAGTTCAGCATCGCATAATTCTTGAGCAGATTTATTCATTGCATAAATAGAACCGAAACTTTCGGGCTTTATTGTTGTATTAGATATAATCTGAGCTTTGCCTTTTCTTCCCGTGTCTTCTTCTGTAAACTTTTTATTTTCTGGAGCGCTCGTAAGTTTTCCATCTGGACCTTTGGGACCATCAAAGTCAGAGAACGACCACCACGGCCCCCATACATACGTTGTACTTTGCTGAGGTGCAGATAAATATAATGGTGGACACAAAGCCGGATGTATTCCACATTCTATATTTTCAGACCCAAACATATTGGCATATGTAACTTTTATGTCTTTAGGAATAGATAAACTATTGCCATTGCGTCCAGTTTGATTACTTAGATAGTCTCCACATATAAGCTGAGTCAATACGCCAAAAGCATTTGTAAAAGTTGTATATTTATCATATATATACACGGGTGGAATATCTACTTTAATAAATCCTTTTACGTAATTAGCAGCTATTGAATTTCCTGCACTATCAGTAACTCCTCCAACAATTGGTTTAGTTATAGGTCCGGGCAATAGCTCAAGACTATTTGTAGTTGGCTCAAAATATGTTAATTTTGAAACATCAACAAATCTCGTACCCCATTCTTCATCAATATCAATAGGAGCAACAATCACAGTTCTTTCTTTGTTCTTCTGGGTGAGAGGATCAAATTGCAAGATTTTTGTTATTGCGTATTGTGTGCCTAAATTACTGTAATCCACGGTTACTGTAGGTAATCTATAGCCATACATATTAAATGAATCTTTAGGATTTTGAGCGTCATATGTAGGATATACAGCTACAGCTTGCAATCTGCCCATGCCATTTCTGTAGAATGATATGTCATTAATATATTTAGTTATCGTTTCACCAGCCCAAGCTGCTTTATCTGGAGATATTTCCCAAACCGACTTTTGTTCTTTGTCATAGTCAATCCATTGGAAATTATACCCTAGCTGATCATCGTCACCATAGCCCGTCTCAGTAGGTTCTGCCGGAACAGAAACTAAAAACTGCTTACCATAATATTTATCAGCAGCATATCTAATAGAATTAAATCTTTGATTTACAATTCTTTGGATAGAATCAAGCTGAGCATCCTTTGTTCCATACATATAAGAAGCTGCAATTTCAGCAGAGTCTACGGATGTGTCTATTAAATCGTGGGTTGTTTTTTTTCCATTAAAAATATCTGATATATCTTGTTTTGTAAAATTACTAAAACTAGATATTGAAGTTATAGGACTAAAATATCCATTTTTTCTTTGGGTGTTTTGATCTAATATAGCAAATAATTTATGGTATAAATTCCAGCTCTCTCTACTAGATAACGCGCACCTTAGCTCTAATATATTTGTTGTAATTTGTATAAAGTCTTCAGGCTGAAATACAGATGCGGTTGTTAGAGATCCAAGTTCAGCAGCATTTACTGTTATAGTCACGGGAGCTAGCGGATTCCAATAGTCCCAGACGGATTTTCCATAAAAATAAGTGGCTGTTTGACCTTGACCTTTTTGGCCCCAAACAGGTAAAATACCCGCCTGATCAGCAAACCAATGTCGTGAAACTTTATCTCCTAATATTACTTTTTGAGTAATCATATTAGAGCTTAATTCTTTTCCAAGTCTATAAGAAATTACAGTTTTTTGAGGATCGGGCTTGGTCATCAAATCGCCTACAATTTTTTTAATAGCATTTTTATCAGGAGGTCTTCGTCTAGAAATTAATTTTAATCTTAGTCTAGCTCTTGTAAGTACACCATATTTATCAGCTCTAAAATCATCTGGCAACTCTTCGTATGGCACACCTTTGCCTGTGCCGTATGGATCTAGATCCTCTTCAACTAAAAATACATAATCAAACATAGCAGCTTCAGTAATTTCATTAATTAAAGATATCATATCAATTGCTACGTCAGACTGTATTCTATAATCACCTAAAAATGCAATAGCGTCATTCAATTCTGTTAAATCTAATCTATAAGAAGTTCCAGCAAATCTGACTGGACCACCAAATAAACTTAAATTACAACAATCATGAAAATCTTTAACAAAATCTTTAACTGGATATCCTAAGCTATTTATGAATGCATTCCCATATTTTCCACCTTCAGTTTTAGAAATTGTAACAGGCTCCCCCTCTACATATGCATTAAAAGGGTCAATCATTTTGCCGCCATTATAATGATTCTCTTTATAGGCGTATAGATTAATAATATTAGATGGAGTTAATTTTTTATTTCCATATAATTTTTCCCCATTTGATATATAATCTAATTCACCAATCGTATTATAAGCCATAATTGGCTTCATGCTAGGCACTGCAAATTCATCGTCTTCTTTAAATATTGGCGTTTCTTTTGGATTTGTACTCATCGTGACGTGAGGCAAAGAGTCATCTGTATATATAGATCCATTAAATCCATTTAATATAATCCATACGCCTTCCAATAAAGAAGACACAGATTCAAGTTCTACGTTGTACCTTCTACCATTACCAACACTTTCCTCGTATGTATATTTTTGTATTATTCCAGCAAAATAAAACGATGGTTTAATTTTTTTGATCTCTTCTTCAGTTTTTCCTTTTATACGATCTCCATCGTGAATTTTTAAAACGCAAGCAGTTCCAAGCTCAGGCAATTTATAATCTTTTATAAAAAACGGATCATAATCTATACTAGTTACTGGGGGTGCAATACCATCAGCATTAGCGTGTTCATATATAAATTTCTTTGGGGTTTTATATAGCGATGAGGTAGGATTGCCATACTCAGCATAATTTGGATCTGTTGTGTCATTTGCATATGGATGTTCATCTTCAATTAAAACAACAGAACATGTTGAATTATTAGATTTAAATCCAGCGCTAATACTAATATCTATAGCGTAACATCCTAAGAATTCTATTGGTCTATCAACAACATTCATCTTGTATATGTCCATCCTACGTTAACGGTTATTTTTCCATTCGCCCAATCCCAAGTGTCCTGTAACTCTGTCAAGTAAAAATTTGCAGTGTTTGGTGGGTAGTAATCCAGAGCTACAGCAATTCCACTTAAAATACATAAAGATTCAGGATATCTCTCGGCCACGTCCACAGTAGCTTCTAAAACAACTTTTCTTTCAGCCTGTTTAGTTGTACTCATGTTTTGAAGTATAGGACCAAGATTTCTACCCAATACCATAACTGGCACAATATGTGCTGTCTGTATGCCAGAGGCAAATGCGTTCGCAGTGTACTGACTGTGCTGCACGGCAGAAACATTGGCTAATTTTCTATACTTATTATCATCTTGCACATTTAGGGATACTGCAATACAATTAGGTATCTTTAACTTTATATCTCTAATAGTTTTAGGTATTGGCTTATATGTAGCGCTAAATTGTATTGTTCCACCAACTTTATTTTCTGTTATGCTTGTTGATATAGGTCTAATATCAAGAACCATATTTGAATTATAGAAAGGGGTATAGGAATTATCTTGGAATATTTTATTTGCAAATGTAAAAATAGAAGTACCAATTCCCCAAGGAGCAAACGTCTTGCCAGCGTCACCATATGGTGAAATTCCTGATGTGCCAGCAAGAGGATTGTTAAATGGCCACCCTGATGCATTTACTACTAATCCAGCGCTAGGAGACGCGATTCCACTTCCATTATTATTATAAACTGTAGTAGTGTCACTAGGTCTGATATAAGTAGTAGCATCCTGTGTGTTTATTCCACTTTTGCAAATAGTATAAAATACATTTTTTGCATTAGTGTATTTATTACTACTATCTGCTGACACGCCTCTAGAATCTAATCCAGTTATTGTACCTTCAACTCTAACGGTATCATTCCCGTCTTCGCCCTTTTCATAACTACCATTGATTTCAATAGTGGCTGGACTACGTGAATAAAAATAAGTAGTGGTTAGAGAATAAGATCCAGCAATCATGTCTACGGTTGATGTTCTTACAACATTGTATTCGCCATAAACTCCACTATCCCATAGATTTTGACTTATCATTGCGCCGCTGGCAGGAAGAGGTCTTTCTCCACTAGCTCTAGGTTTAAAAGTATTTCCATATTTTTCAGCGGCGTATTGTTCAAATTTACCATCGGGTATAGGTAATGGATCGCCATTTGGCCCACCAGCAATTACTGTACCTTGTTCATTTATAGTTGTGCTTGGTATTACAGCTTCATAACTTGCAATATCCCATGCAGTGGGCATAAATGCATTGCTTCCAAGATACGATTTCCCATGAATATCTGTATAGATTATAGATCCTAATAAAGAATTTCTTTTCTTTCTTTGTATATAGTTATACGCTTCATAGAACGCTTCAAATTTTGGATAATTTTTAGCTGTTTCTGGGGTTGCCGGAGTTCTCATCTGGGTGTAGTTATAATTGCCAGAATTAACGTCATATAAATAAGCAGCATCTGCGTTGTTTTGTATTGCCGTTTGGTTGGATGGAAAATCATTATAAAATAATGGTAATCCTTGGGCCGATATTGTATGCGTAATAGTATATGAATAATATGGATGTTCTTGCTCATTTTTTTTATCCGCACCAATTCCATCGAAGATAAAATAAGACATTCTATCTTCTTCTTTTTTAATTTCAAATTGTTCCGCTGCTGCTTTTAATCTATATGTATTTTCAAGACTTGGATCTGTCCTTGGTCCTGTAATAGCTTCGAATGCCATTGTCACTTCTTGAAAATGAATACCAGCAGTATCTTCGGGAGCTTCCCCTATACTTATATTATTTAATTGAGCAAACTTATATTCTAGCACAGGCATACCCGATGGTATATATTGCCCCGGATTGGCTGGATCGGGCGTTAATTTTACTAATCTCAAAGGCCCAGCTCTTAAATTCCACAATCTACCAACAATAAAATCATTAGTATCGGTTTCAATTATATCACGACTAGTTGAACCTACTAAACTAGAATATCTATCAAAAGCCCCGCTTGGCATTAGTTTGTTAGTTCCAACAGGAGAAGGAACAATTGCCCCTCGGATATTAAATGTGTGCTTTTCACTTAATATTGTTCCATCATCGGCTCTATTAAATTCCTTTTGCATAGAACTAGCAAAACCATAGTATAGTTTTATTGGATCTGTTGTATTGCCAAATAATAATCCCATTAAAGACATTTTTTAGTTCCCACGAAGATAGAGTGTTGTTAGGTCCGAATATGAAACTGGGAAAGCCTCTCCAGAGGTATATAATATTAATCCTGAATTATATAGGTTGGCGCTTTGAATTAACATATTTAAATTGCCACTTGTATATGTATTATACACAAATAATGGTAATTGAGCTTCTGGAGTTCTAAACATTGTTAAAGCCATAGCACCATCATTTGGATAACCAGTTACAAAATCTGGACCCTCAAGATACAATGTACTATTTGTAATATCAGTCAAATAATTTGGCGTTGATCCGCTTGGGCTAAATATTAATAAATTTTGAGCGCTGGAATTCGTAGAAGGTAAAGGATCTCCAACCATAAGCATATTCATACGAACTGAATAATCATCATATTCGTCTGTTTTCACGAATAAGAAGCCAGCGCCCGAAGCGTTAGGAACGCCAGTGTGATAACTTTCAATAGCCATTGTTAATCCTCTGTCATAAGGAACAATGTAATTCCCAAGTTCGCCCGAAGGAATTTCTATTGGATTTCCACTTTGATCTATAAGAACAAGATCGTATGGCTTGATTACCAAAGGTATCTCGATATAATTTTTTTGTGGCATAACTAAATTTAAATTTTGTTCAGACATATTCTGCTGTATAAACAACTTAATTCCGCTATCATTGACATTAGGCTGTTTAATAAATAATTGCAATCCACTATTATGCACTTCTATCTGCTTGGCGAATAAATTAATTCCAGTAGCATGAACAGCCTCAGCTTCTGTGATGAGTGTTAGTCCACTATTATGAGGCGTGTGACCATTAGCATATAATGGCATAGCGCCAGCATCACCGTCCAAACACTTTATAAACAAAGGAAGAAAAGTTGGGTTTGGATATGATTGATTAATAATTTTTATAGTTTTTAAATCTTCCGAAGCTTCTAGCACCTCTAGAGATTCAATATGCTCTGCGGTTGCGTTATCTTCAATAAACGAAGCTGCCGAAGGTCTCATTCTTAAAGTTGCAAGCTGCGTTAATAAATTATTATTTGTTATTAAGTGGTGATTTCTACATACGAATACTCCACTTGAGGCATCATATGTAAAATAAGCGTACTCATTATAATCTCTCAAAACTAGTGAATTAGCATATATATCGTACTTACCATCAAGATTCACTTTTGACGTTACGCTATTGGCTTTTGTGTTATCGTATGATATGTTTGCGGTTGGCACATAGTTTCTTACGTCTACCTCAAGATAAATACTATTGTCTAGATCAATTGTGGGGGAAATTTTTTGAGTAAAATTATATACTCTATTACTGTCTTTCCTATCTTGAGTATACAGATATAAATAATTAGTACTTTCTGTAAAGTTTCCTTGATTATCCACGGGGCTATTAGCGTTAGTAACTAAGAATCCATTGTCAGCAACGAAGTAATTTCCAAATCCCCTAGCGTTAGCATTATTATTTATAGTTTGTTTTAAATTATATCCAGATCCAATTCTATCATAAACATAAATACTTTCGGGGATTCTATTGGCAGACATCCACCCTATAAATAATTGCTTATTATCAAAATCGGTGTTTGTGCCATATAATTCAATTTCAGCATTTTGCAAATTGTGGTCTCTGGTTATATAATCGGATGTAACCGGGATGCCACTCAAAGAAGACACTACGCTTGTTGCAAGATTTATTGAAAAGGCTTCTGATAGGGCGTCTACGTACTGTACGCGAGATTTTTCAATGCTATAAAAATCAGCACTTTTAACGTATGTCGATGCAACGCAATGCAATATGCCGCTTTCAACGTCAAACGCAGCAGACGTACCAAAGGAATCTAAAAATCCATATTCATAAGGAAATGCTTTTTGGTCGGGCATATCAATACCTATGGTAGAATTAGCGAGATATGTTCTATTCCAAGAATAGTATTGCGCGCCAAGCCAATATTCACTGGGGTTTAAATTAGCTATATTATTATTGGCTAAATATGTTCTTACTCCACTATTATCTGTTGTAAGATCATAATTATTAGTTATAAAATTATAACCTTCTCTTTTACTAGCGATATTTAATGTTTCATAATAGGCAAATGGATTATCAGATTGTGATACTGAAGTTAGATATGTAATAGCATATGGGGATTTTGTAATATTATAAAAGTGAATTCTGCCATAAGGTAAATAATGTGGAATAACATATTTATTTGCAGGTATATCACTCTTATTATAATACTCATCCATAATCTGGAATGATAGCTCAGCGCCGGGTTCTGTAACCATAAGTATATAGTTATTGTCTGATACTTTATTTATTTGACAATCAGATCCAAATCTAGTTCCACCATATGATTCGTATATGACAGAGTTGCTCCTAGCTGTTGGCCCAATTCGTTTAAACGGAAAGAAATTACTCCATGATGTCCAACTATTTAAATAGGCTTGCGGCCTAGTTAGGTTGCCTTCTTTTTTACTGGATTCGATAGCTCTAGTGTATATACTACCTTCCACAACGCCAGTCTCAACAACCGTTCTTACTTGAGGGGTGAACCCATATCCATTTTTACCCATCGGAGAATACAAGCTATGTGCGTAAGCCCATCCGTTAGAACTCCAATTGACTCCCGTGACAGTGTATAAATTCTGTATCGGAACCCCACTCTTAAATCCATTATCATAATAAATATCAAAAGTATTAGCAGTTACTCCGCTAGCATATCTCACGCCATTTATATTAGTAACTCCACTTATACTAATTGCGGATGAGAATTTAACAAGATCCCCGTTGACTAGACCATGCCCAGCAGAGGTAATTGTTTTGCCGGTGTATGATGTAATACCGCCAGTTTTCTTTTTATAGATATCTACTTTACCACAGCTAGGAAAATTAGCAATTTTAATTACTTTAATATTTGCTTGCAATGAGATAGTATTGTTTGTTATTAAATAAGTACCATTTGAGGATATAGATAGTAAACTTCCATTGTCAGATGGGGTATTATATAATTTTCTGAATATAGGTTCAGTCAATGGATCATCAGAATACAAATCAGTAGCTGAGGAACTAGTTAAAACTGTACTTGGTCTCATATAAGTGCTAAGGGTAGTAAATAGATATTCACCAGTATTTTCTCTTACTACTATATACCATTTAAATCCATCATCATCAGAAAATGGTATTGTCTGAGCTGGTGGACCACCCGGACCTTGGCCGGGAAAACCAGTATTACTAGTTTTTGGAGAAATTAATACTGCCTTAGCTATATACTCGTCTCTAGTTAATATCCCACCATAGCTGTAGACTTGAGTCTCAGAAACTTTGGTTCCAGATATATCTGCGGTTTGATATTTTATTTCAATAAATATATCGCTATAGTCGGGATATTCGGCGTTCGTTGCAAATGTTCCAACTGGCGATGGGGCGTAATTTGCTCTTGGTGGCTGTAAGAAATTTGGATTTTGCAACTCATCATTGAATAATTTAATATTCATAGTTGTAGTTAAAACTGCTGTAGTGTATTGATTATTATCTGTTGAGTAAGCTGTGAAAACATTAGAACAACATTTTTTAGTTTTTCCAAAGTTAGACGATAATCCATATTTACCAGCCTCACATCCAATACTAGGAATTTCTGGTGAACACGCTTCTGCTGGAACTATAGCAGTATAAAATAAAAAATAAAGTGTTCCAGTTCCACTATATGATATAGTTGGTAAGCTAGATGCACAAATAGTAGATTCATACAGATGAACGATATTGTCATTATTTGACACAACTATAGTGGCCGTTCTTGTGATCCCGCACTCGTCTTCATAAGTTACAGTAAGGATACCCTCTGCATTAGCCTGTGATCCATTTGCGACTCCAGTTTGCACACTTGCTTCGTAATTGTACATTGGCAGATTACAATTACTTTCAGATCCAAGATCAGTACATGATACTGTAGTATTAAATATAGCATCAACTGTTAAGCTTGTATTTGCTAGTTCGTATGTATATTTCTCAGTACTTGTCCATTCTTTAGTTGCAACTGTAGCAATATCATCAACCATGTCAACATCATTAGAATACCAGTCAATCTCAAAGTCGTATAGATTGGGGGTTTTTCCCTTGTTTGTTGCATAGTAATAATCATATTTATTTGACGAGTAGTCTGTTATACCATACACTAACATTCCGGTAGACGACACTGCATCTATTGTGCTTGCAGATGCTAGTGTATAATCCCAGTTTGTTTTGTGTGGTGTTGACGGAGCTGATTCTACTCTAACCGTTAGGGGGACAGTATTAAATACGCCAGTTGTTGACGGTCTTGTTCCACCCCATATACTTAGTCCTAATCCACCGGATCTTTTTTTCACGGTTATATTATCCTTTTCTTGTCTGATCTGAAGAATTGACGGCTTTTTGCACATCTGGGTTCTTAGATATTTGATCTTTAATCCAGCCTTCAATCGTTGATTTCATGGCATTAACAATACCTTCGCCGCTAACGCCACCCACATTAACTTGTCCACCGAATGTAACATTATGACTTACTGTAACTGAACTTAGTTGACTAGCAAGTCCAGCCATAGTTTGACTAAACCCTTCGAATGATCCAACGAATGCATTTAGTGATTCTATAGACTTTGCAAATCCACTCATATCGGGCATTTGTGGCATTTCTCCACCGCCGCTACTATTGCCTTCGGTATAAGGATCTACATTGCCGCCTTCTGCATAGCGACGAATTTTACCACCTCCAGAAGAGCCACCTACACGACCACCGCGAGCTAAATGCACAACTCCACCATTGGCAAAATTAGCGGATCTCCAACCCGGTCTCACTGCCTGCATAGCTTTTTCAACAGCAGTTAATGGCTTATCGCTTTTTTGATATTGTCTATTTGTATAACCATCATATTTAGGTTTAGGTGGACCCATAATAGTAGGAGCAGTTATGACTTTAGGTTTAACGGCTTGTGTCGCTGATGTAGTATTTTTTTCTCCATATAAACTTCTCATTCTTTCTGGAGAATATTTATCCTTGTCTCTTTGTCTAGCATCAGCAATTTCCTTAAGCATAGCTTGTCTTTCTTCACCTTCGGCAAATTGATTAGCGCCAGATCTGCTATATTTTGTCCTTACTTTAGATTCTTCTGTGTCAGCGCCGACATTAATAGTTTGGCCCATTCCAGCCATTTCAGATAGATATCCCGGAACTCCTCTCGTTGCAGCTTTACGAGTATTGGCATTCCTTTGCTGTGCAAAGTTTTGAGGGTTATTCATAACACTTCTAGTTATTGGAGTTCCTGCAAGATCTCTGTGGACATTCTGTGGTCCAACTTGAGCCATGCTTGGGAATTCTTGTTCAGCTTGCATTTTATTTTGGCGTCTTTGTGCGGCCCTAGCTCTTGCTCCAGCGCGTCCACCGCGAGCGTGATATTCAACCACGCCACCATTTGCCATTCCAGTCATACGACCCAGCATTTTTGCAGCTTCTTCTTTTGACAGATCGCTAATTTGACGTTTTGCAGGCTCTTCTTTTTTAGGCTGATTTAATTTAACACCGGGACCAGTTCCGTTTGGTCTATATACAGTATTTTTATCAGATTTATATCTTCCAGAACCACGAGAGTTTAAAGCGTTATATCCTGAAGATGCCGCATTTCCAACTGCGCCTAAAGCTTGACCAACTATACCGCCATCAGACGGTTTGTCTGGACCTTTAGGGAGTTCGGCTGCGCTGACGCCAAGATTTTTCATTAATGATTCACGATGTTGAACCTGAGTTACTTTAGATTGGCCAAATACTCTATCTTCCATACGATCCAACCAACTTCTTTGCGGTCCCTCATCTTGCAATTTTTTAGCTGCCGCAACTGAAGAATTATGTAAACTTTCCTGTATCTTTACAGTTCTATCTATTTGAGCTTGATGTTTTGCCTGTTCATCAGCCTGTTTGATTTCATCATCAGTTTTTGGTCTATTCGCTAAAGCTTCGCGAGATAAAGCCGCTCCCGTTTCTTCTGGATTCCATCCTCCTTGAGGTTTCCAATTTAAATTTTCTTGTAAAGATTTTTGATATGGATCTTCGTATGCAGGATTCGCAACTACATTAGTATTAAAACCTGTCGGCTGTAATGCTTGTATAGGATCAGCGCCAAGATTTTGAACTGATCTTGTATTGGCTTGATTATATGGTTGCTCTGCTAGAACTTGTGCTTTTTTAGCTCTTCTTTCATCTCTTCTGGCAATAGCTCTTTGTCTTTTATTATTAGCAGACCTTCCATAATTCATCGCCCTTCCACCTCTGCGGAAGTAGCTAACTAATCCACCACTGGCATAGCCATTATTCATAGCTTCCAAGTTATCAACACCAATACTATCTACAGCACTCTTACGAATTACAAACTCGCCCGGAGTTAACATAGCTGGGACCGTATCTGTACCCCTTGGTGTAAAACCCCCATCAGCTTTATAGATAATTCCACCCTTAGCCTTAGCAACTGGAACAGCGCCCGGTTTTGCTGGAATAGGAGCGCCAGTTTTCTTAAACTCTTCTGGATTTTTAACAAACGCCAGATAATCATTCAGTTCACTCAGATATTTTGCAAACGTAACAATATTATCTTCAACTTTAGTTAAAGAAGTTTTAGTGCTATTAATAATATCATCTATTTCTTTAACTGTCATCTTAGAGTCAGTTACACCAGCAGCTTTTTGAATATTCTGAGCGCCCTGTTCGGCTTTTTGTTGCTTGCCCTTGAGCTGGTCATTAAAGCCTTTGATTGTATCGGTGACTTGATTTAATGCAGCAATTTGACCTTGACCATACATGATTTCAAGATCTTTAAGTTCCTTTTGAGCCGCAATCTCATCTTTATATATATTACCAAGTTCTGCAATTAATTTTTGCTCAGGCCCGGAGCTTTCAGACATAACCATATTAGCCATGTCCATATTACCACGCTTGGCAAAGAAGTTAGCAGTTAACTGCTTTTTAATATTTTTTCCAGCGTCTCCAAGCTCACTTAGCAAGGAATCAATTTGGCCACGCATATCGCTAGATACAGAATCTAAATCTCCACCCGAAGCCATAACTTGTTGTAAAGCAACAGTCGCATCGTCTTTTGATTTGCGTTGTTCGTCACTACCAAAAGCATAACTAGCCCCAGCGCTTGTAATGGCTTCTCTTTGAGCTTTAAACTTTTCCAGCTCTGCAAGTGTGTCGCCAGCACGATCACTTTGATTTGCAAGTGTCTTAAGGGATTGCTCTAGTCTATTAGCGGTATTTTGTAGTTTACCAGCTTCAAGTGGATCTTTAACGCCTTGAGCTAATTGCCCCTTGGCTTGCTTTAAGTTTTTGCCAATGTCTTGAATGCTACTGTAGGCTGTTTTACCAATAGAGTTAAACTGCTTAGCAAAGCGCTGCATATTCTTCACAGCAAGTGGAACATTCTTTCCATATGCTTTAGATACAGCTTCAACCATACGACCATAAGAATCAACACCTTGATTGGTTAATTCTAATTTACGATTTTCTGATTGATTGATCTTGTCTAATATCTTTAATTGCTCTTGCTCTGATTCGGCCCAAGCTTGAAGAGTTTCTTTGCTCATACTCTTGATAGCTTGAGCGTAATCTGTAAATTCTTTTACTATTGCTTCGCGAGTATTAGAGCTTAAAATACTTGGATTGGCATTCTCAACATTTCCACCTTTTCCAGTCATTCTGTCTCTAATAATATCAGATAGTCTTTTTCCGACTGCACTACCAAGAGATACCCCAAAACCCTTCTCAACTGTATCACCTATTAATTTATTAATATCGGTGCTAGCGCCACCAGTAGCTTGAGCCTTTGCTAAACTTTCTAATCCAACTTCTAAATTAGGTATAACAGTATTTAGATCTGTTAGGTTTGTAGCTAATTTTTCTCCAATAGGCCCAATGGTTCTTAAAGCCGCCAATGCGGGTTCTAGATCAGCAGCATCTGGCATATCAAGATCAAATACTCCTGCATCAGGAACGG